GGTAGAGTTATAGTTCTATTACCTCCGATTGCAGGGACCGCAAGCACTCTTCCACTGTGTGTTGCAGCATCAAGAGTTTTGTCTTCATCTCCTAATGCAACAGGCGCACCGCCCATAGTTATAATCTCAGTAACAACGCCTGTCGTAGCATTTTTACTGATAGTTTTTACTGTGCTTTCAGATCTCAACGGACCTGAAAAAGTTGAACTAGCCATATTTGTCTCCGTTTCTGTTAACGCAGTCCGAGACTGTGTCTACTGCACGAGTCTACGTTAACTGTTTTAAAAATGTGCAGTGTTTACAATATACGCTTTTAGATAAGTGTTTGCAAATAAAAAGGGCGACCGAAGCCGCCCTTTAAATCGTTTATTTGCTTGAGGATTATGCTCCTTCAGAAGCAAACATACCACGCCAGTCAGAGAAGCCGAAGCTGTATCTTTCCCTAGCTTTGTATTTAACGTTACCAGTTTCAAAGTCACCTTCCATAGAAGTGGCTACAGGTGCTCTTTGAAAGTGTTTCATTCCATTAGGCACATCCGTCTTAATGAAGAATGCGTCTGTGTCAGTTAAGTAGTTATTCACTACATAACCTTCAGGAATCATACCCATGTTTCTGATAGAGTTAATGTCGTTATCAGATGTAGCTGTTCTTCCAGCAGAGTTCATCAGTCTGTCAGCTGTAAATTGTAAAGCTGATGGAATGATCATCTTACGTGCTTTCGCAGCAACTTTTAGACCTCTGTCGTCAGCAAAAGCAGCGATATCAATCATTGCTTGCTCTAACGATGTTTCGTTAAGGTCTGAAGCTGTTGCTAGCTCGTTTCTTTGGTTACCAGATGTAGTTGGGTGAGCTGAAGAAAACAACTCAACGCCATCACCACCTGTAAAGCTAGAATTAAAGCCGTTGTTTAAAACGTTTGCTGCTTTAACTTGCTTAGTGTGTGCCATAGAACGTGCTAAAGCTTTAGTGTAACGAGTGCTGATTTTGTCATAAAGGTTATCCTCTACAGCTTCCTCAGTAATCGAAAACGCTAAGGCTACAGTTTCATGAGAGTAACGTGCTGTGAATGACTCAGTCGCATTGTCAAAGTTAACTGAAGTTCCTTCAGGCTTAACTGCCGCTGCGCCAAAACCTGATAGCATGACTTCTTCTTCAAAAGCCCTATCAGAGTTTTCTGTGTCAAAAATCTCAGCGTGTTGGTTCTCGTACGTTGCGTACTCTAGTCCGAATAATGCATTCAAACCAGGTTCTAGCTCTTTTGCTAGTTGTGATCTATTTATTGACATAATTCAGTTCTCCTTATACGCCAGTTGTGAGTTTATACACGTGCTCACCAGTGTTAAACACTACATAAGCATTTGCATTCGCAGAACTCGTATCACTGTTTTCAGGATCTTTAGAGATTCCAATCTGTTTGAAACCACCAGATGTACCAGATGTGCTAGTATCGATTTCTGACGTTGATCTTCCAGTCGTGGTGCTTCCACCAGTGCCTACAAAGTCAAAGCCTGAATGATTCATAGCAGCTGTTCCAGTTTCATCATGTTGTGCTTCAAACACAATGTGCGGGTCTGCATATACGTAAGCAACAATATCAGAAGCGTTAGTGCTTGCCGGATAGTATGCAGCATACGTTGGTTTACTTGTTGTGGGATCAGTATAAAAACATCCACCGAAAACACCTAGTTGTTGAGTGTCACCAGCGGCCGCATCCTCTATACCTCCACCCGCTACTGCTTCTACAACTTGTCCGCTGTAAATAGCCGTACCGTAGTTAGCAGCGATCGTATACTCTTCAGAAGTAATATCGCCACCAGTAAGATGCCTCGTAGGTCTAAACCCAAAGGCTGCGTCTTTATTTGCCATAATTATAGTCCTCCTTAGACTAATAAATTATTAGTTACTAATCCAAAAATTTTAGCGAATGTATTAGGTGTGAAATCTAATCTGATTTCTTGGCACCGCCAAAAGTTACTCTAGATTGCCTATTTGGATTATCTATAGGCATACTTGGGTGCTGCTCCCTTAGAAGGTTGTTATCAACAGCTTCCTGTTGATCTCTCGTTTGTTGAGCAAAATACGCTTTTCTTTCCTCAACAATTTCTTCAGGTATCTTGGCTAGCAGTAATCCACCTACAGTGACCACGCCTTTCATTGCTCCATCTTCTACAGTAGGGGCTTCGAAGTCTCCAAGTTCTTCCAGTCTAACTGGTTCGTATCCCTCTCTCATTCGAGCAGACACGTTCTTTTTGTCTTCTGATCCCATAACTTCTGCACGGATCCAACGATATTTAAAGCCCGCTGGGGCTTGTGGCGCATCTAACCGAGATGGTGGTCGCCATGGCTGCCTTCTGGCAGTTTTTTCTCTAGTTTGAGATGAGCGTGAGGTTCTTGTTTTCTTTTCCATATTGCTACTCCTTCACGTATTTAGCATATTCTTCTAAAGGCACACCGAGTTTTTTAGCGATTGCGACTTGTGATGGTGTGAGTCTCACAGTTCGTTTTCCTTGTTTTGAAACTGACTTTACCGCAGGAGCGACCGTTTGGTCAACCTTTTTCTTTGGTTTCGCTGTTTCAAACTTATTTGGAAACTGTTCTCTAATCCTTCGATCAACCTCTCCATAATATTCATCTGATCGTGGATCGTATCCCTCTTCTTCAACAAGGCGTCTATGTATAGCAAAAGCTGTATATGTCATAGCTTCGTCTTGTCCAAACCACTCGTTTTTCTCTGCCCACGCCGTAGCCTTGGGGTCTGGTGGCGGGGCAGATGGGGGTTGTGATGAGGGTATAGGTTGTTGAGGTATCTCTTTTGTTTCTGCAAATGTTTTTGCTTGTGCTTCTAGAGATTCTCTTTGTATCTTTGCGCGCTCTGCGTTTAGTGCAGCTTTTGCCATAGCACTTTGTGCTTCAGCCTGCACATCCACATTGCCTTCTTCAATTGCTTTTTTTAATTTTACTTTAGCCTCTTCTATCTGAGCTAATGACTCAGATTCAAGACTTGAAACATAATTTTGATTTGTTTCAGAATATTTTTTTTCAAGTTCTTCTGATTTAGTTTTTAAACCGTTTGCATAGTTTAAGGCAGCTTCTTCTCTTCGTTCTGCTTCTCTAAGCTTGCCAACAAGTTTTGATATTCTTTTTTGGACTTTGTCGCTGTACTCTTTGTGTTCGTCGTCCGTTGACTCTTGTTCGTCATCTTGAACATCTTCGCTGAGAGATTGTTCCTCAGATGTGTCATCGGCGACATTGTCGTCCTGAACAACTGTTTCATTTGCTTCTTCTTTCTCTGCTACTTTTACTTTGGGTTCATCTAATTCAACATCAACGGAGTCTCCGCTGGTGTCAATAGGTACGAGTTTGTCGTCCTGTATTTGTTCTTTTTGTGCCTCGGGCATGGTTCTTGATCTCCATGGTTATTTAATTGCAAGACCGACTACATGTGTAAAATGTCTGTCGGATCCTGTAATATAGCAAGAATTTCATCGTCATTCAAGAGTCTTAATTCACCACCATCAATTTTTAATCTTGACCCAGCGTAACGTGCAAAGATGACCCAATCACCTTTTTTGCACCACGGGCCTTCTGGGAACTTATTAACATCGGCATACGCATCAGGGCCTGTGGATAACACGTAACCGCAAACGGTTGCCAGTTGCTCTCTTTCACGAGTCTGATCAGCTAAAATAATGCCCCCTTTACTACGTTCTGCGCCCATATATGGCAAAATAAGTATGCGCCAACCGGTTGGTTTGGGTAGTTTTTCTACCACAGATTGGTCAATATTGTCTGGATCAAGGCTTTTTGACTGCCTTTTTCCATAAATATCTTCAACTTCTTGTTGTTTTTTCTCTATTTCAGCCGCAGTTTTGCCTTTTTCTGCAATTTTTGCTTTTTCTTTGCGTCTGGCCTTAGCCATGTGCTCTGGAAGTATTAAATCACTCACTTTTTTCTCCTTTATCTAAAATTTCTTTGATTTCTGCCTCTATTTCTTCTAACGCTCGGTAATGACCAAGCATAAAATGATAATCATGTTTTTCCGTGGTGCTACCTTGCATCACATATTCGGTGGTTTTTTCTTTTTTGTCGCGAACAAGACGTAAAATCTTATCGCCTAACCAAAGTCCGTCCATTTTTTGCTCTTACCTTTCTTTTTTTCTTACGTTTATAGCTAGGTTTGCCGCCTCTTGCTATGCCCACTGTCTTTCCACCCTTAACTCCTACTAAAGAAAACACCATTTTAGTCGTCTACTTTTGGAGTTAACGTGCCATATAATTGTATTTTTTTAACCCCTTTTTCTTTAATAATATCATAACCAAGGCTGTGTCGGCTACCTTGTTTAAAGCCGCCTCTTCTTAGAGCATCCATCATTTTTTTTGAATATGGAACTTTTGTAATTGGCATTATTTCCGACGTTTTTGTTTCATTAATTGCAGAAGTCTTTTTCTCTGTTCAGGCGTCAACTCCTTTATAGCCCTTGGTAATCTTGGTGATGGGTTTTTCCTAGGACGTGGAGGTAAAATCATTCTATCTCTGTCTGGTCTAGGTTTAGGTTGAAATCGTCCACCTGGATTAGGACGTTTAGGTTTAAGTGGCCTAGGTAAAGGTTTAGGTCGTCTGTCACCTGGTTTAGGTCGTCTAGGTGGTATACGTTTAGGAGGTCGTCTGTCACCTGGTTTAGGTCGTCTAGGTGGTTTAACTTTTCCACCTTTGGCTTTTAAATCTCTCATAACTTCGTTGTATATAAAATCCGTAACATTATCGTCGTATTTTTTCGCTAAACGCTCCATGTTTCTGTCTTGTGCTGCGCTCCCTGGCCGAAAGTTTTTTATTTTATTTACTTCTGCTTTTAACTCCATCGGAGTTATTCTCTTTTTTTTAGGTTTTGGCTTAGGCTTGACCTTTGGCTTAGTCTTTGGTTTAGCTTTTTTAAGAACTTTTGAAATCGCCATGTTACATCTCCGATCTAATCTGTTTGAACTTGTCTAATATACCACCGATGCCAGAGTTTGCAACATTCATTATGACTGTTGGAGATTGACTCATCATCATTCCTGACATGGGCATCATGCCTCCGTGTCCCATTTGAACTCTTCCTCCTTGATTAAACTGAGTGCCACTCATTCTCATTTCTCCCATCCGCTGTATAGCTTGTTGTTCTGTCATACCCATTTCTTTGGTCAGTCTATCAAACATAGCTTTTCCCTTTGGGCTTTTGTCAAAAAAACTATTAAGAGAAGGGTTCTTGAATTGGTCGGAAACATTTTGAGTTAAAGCATCAAGGCCATAAACATTTGGCTGTTGTGCTTGAACGGCTTGAGCCTCTGCGACTTGTGTTTTAGGTGCAAACTGACCAACAATTCCAGTTGCCAGTCTTTTAGCAAGATTAAACGGAGTTGGTATCTCACTAAAACTTTTCCTTGCTTTTGCTAAATCATCTTTGAATTGTTGGTTTGTAAATTGATAACGAGCAGATTCAATTGGTCCCATTCCTACAGTTGGGTTTTTTTGAAACTGTTGATTTAAAATACCTAGCCTATCAAGTTCGGTATTTGATATTTTATTTTTCTTCGCCTTGTCTAACAACGACTGTCGTTCTTTAACTAAATTTGGATTTTCTCTCTTAAACTTAGTAAGAGCTTTTTGTTGATTAAATCGATCGACTTGTTTTTTACTTCTAACAATGTTTCCAAACTTATCCTTTAAAAATCCTTTTTTAGTTTTAAACGCTGTTTTTTTATCAAAACGAATTTTGTCTAGAGCTTTTAATTCTTTTGTTCTATCTTTTTTAGTGCTGTCTTTTTTAGTGCCATCTTTTTTGCCGTTCTTTTTTCCTCCCTTGTTCCCTCCCAAACCTGTGTCTCCTTTTCCACTAGGATTAGCTCCGACACCACCAACTCCCATGCCAAAACCACCACCTGTTGCACCAGCGTCCATACCGCCGCCTTGAAAACCAACTCTTCTTCTTAATGGGTCCATAATTAAATGCCTTTGTTAAACGTGTCCTGTATGTTTTTAGTTATCTTCTCTGCTTTGTCTAAGACTTTTTGTTGAGACTCTCGTTCTAGTTTTTCTATGGCAATCGCAGATCTAAGAGCAACAGCGTCTTTTTGTTGTTTTATTTTCGCTGCATCTGTTTTTTCTTTGTTTTCCATTTTTTCTTTTTCAACAGAAAGTTTAGCTTGCGCCTCTTTTAAATCTTGCTGTGTTTCTTGAGCTTTAATCTGCAACTCTTGTTCTTTTAATTTAACTAATGGGTCTTCTTGTGTTGCTGAAGACAGGTCGTCTATGTCTTCCATAAATTCTGTAATCAGTTCTGCCTGTCTTTGTGCCACTCTCGTTTGCATGTCTAACATCATTTGTTGCATAGCTTGCTGTTGTTGTGGAGACATCGGCTGTCCTTGTTGCGCCAACTGCATTTGTTGCATCTGAGGTGCCATTTGTTTTTGCACTTCCTCTTGAGCTTTTAAAGATATGTGTTGCATGATGTGTGCTTGTGTATTTGCAAATGCTTGTGGGTTAGACTTTACGACCAAGCTTCCAAGCAAAGCAATGTGAGATACAATATGCGCATCGTGATCTTGACCAGGAAATGCTTGTGCTGTCATACCAGCTGTCAACTCTGCGTTTTCTAGTGCAGGATCTTTTGGTTGTGGCTGCGGTGGTGGAGGCATAAGTGCTTCTATGTTTTGAACACCCATAGCCTCATACATTCTGCGATAAGCTTCGTATATGTTGTGCATTTGTGGTGCCGCTTGTGCCAGCTGTAACTGTTGCTGTGCCAATGTTACTCGTTGCGTGACAGAAAATATGTTTGGATCAGACACAGGGATAATATCAACACGTTCATCAAAGTCTTGTGCTTTGACTGCTTGATTGCCACCTACAACTTGATATGGATAAACAGGAGGCAACGTGTCTGCAAAAAGTTTTGCAAGCAATTTAAATTCTTTTCCTTGTGCCGCGTGCATTCTTTTGTGTATGGCTGACATCACCTTCATACCCCGTTCAAGCAACGCCATTGTTGTGCCCACAGGATTAACTTCATTGCCTTCACCAAGTTTCATATCAGCTACAGCTGCAAAAGATTTACCGCTTTCTATAACAAAACCTAGTAATTGAAAAAGCGTGCCTGATGGTTCTTTGTACGGTAGTGGAACTAAAGAACTGCTGATCTCTCCAGCAGGGGCGTCCACATCTCTAAACTCTCCAGGAACTAGTGGCTGATCGTCATCCCGTATGCGTAGCCCACGTGCCTTAAATCCAGATGGTAAGTTGGCGAGTGTACCAGCGTCGATGAGTTGACGTAGTATGGAGGTTGCAGACTTTGATAAACCACCCAACATGTGAATAAGACCAAAGCCATAAAAGCCAAGGCCGGGAAGAAACTTGTAATGTACGAAATATTGTTTTTTAATTTTAAGTGGATCTTGTTCTTCATAGTTTCTTCTAATGGATAAAATTTTTGAGGAGTTCTCATCTATACTTACGATGTAAGGTAGACTTATTCCAGAACTTTCGCCTGCCTCGTTGGCATCTTCGTATCCCGGCAAGTCAAGGTCAACGTGCATTTCTAAAATTGTGTGAATGTTGTCTTTTGTGTAAACTCTTTTTGCTCCATCTAACTCATCGATCTTATCTTGCACTTCGTCACTTTCGTTGTCGTAAACTTCAGCTAACTCCATGTCTCGATAAAAACCAGACGCTTGATATTTTCTAACATCGTTTGCTGGCATTTTTATGACGTGAGTGATCCGCATACACGTTGTCAAATCTGTAGAGTCGTAAGGCACCACGAGGTCTTCTGACGAAACAAACTTAGAAACAGGTCTGCCTAATTTGTCATCAAAATAAATTTTACGAAACGCCGAGCCGGAAAGGGGGAGATGAAAAAGCATCTGGTCCAGCTCGGGTTCGTACTCCTCCATGACGTGAGTAAGTTGATAATTCATAAACTGTTTAACTCTTTTTGACTGCGCCTCTGTTTGAGGATTAGGCGCTCCCATAATTTGCGTTTTTACAGGGCCGCCTGCAGGATACAATTCTTTGTAAGACTGTGCTTGAAACTGTGTAACAGATTCTGCAAGAAGCGGGTGAGATACGCCTGAAGCACCAGGGAAAGGTTCTGTTCTATCTTCTGATTTAAGTCCCATTAAACTAAGTCCTTCAGCATAAGTTGAAGACCAGTCTGATCGCGCTTCTTTGTCTCCTTCGTATGCTTCCAATAATTCATCAGCAATCATGGCTAACTCACCATCGGACATGGTTTCTGCTAAATTAGAAAAATGACCTTGCGGTGCTTGCATCTGTGCACCAAACGATATAGTGGCGCCACCGTCTTCGTCCAACTGCGCGTCGCCTTCAACTAGTTCTATTTCTTCAGGTGAAAAATTTTCTGCCTCTAGATCAAATTTCATTTGTTCTGTTAGTGGCATGTCTTTATCAATTGGCATAATTACTCCTGTTCAAATTTTCCGAGAGGGTTTAACAACGACCCAATCCCTCCAAGAACACGGTCAACACCCCTAGTCAATTTGTCACCAAGGGGCACATTTTCTTTATACTCTTGAAAAAAGGGCGTGTCACCATAAAGTTCTTCTAACTCTTCCATAGTGAAAGCAGAAGGGGTTTTTGGCCCTTGTTTAGGTATAACAAGTGTGTCCATTAAATATTCTGCAATTAAAGTTTGAACAGGCATGTTATACTCTTTTGCCAATGCGATATAGTCTGGGTCATTAACGAGTTCGTCGTAACTGTAACCTCCCATTTCTGGTATGGGTTCTTTTGGATCAAGACCAAATCTTTCTGCACCGGGGCCTAATTCTGAAGGATGAAATCCATAAACAACATCTCTTTCTCCTGTGTTGCCTGCCATCACATCATACATAAGAGCAGGGGTTCCTAGTCCTAAAGTCAAGGCTCTTGACCCAATGCTCGATGCGATTTTTGGAGCTGTTTTTGCAGCTGTTGTTGATAGTATACCTTCTGCTGTCATGTATTTAGTTTTTAAATATCTCCCATAGCTTTATTGCGGAATCCTTATAATACTGTTCTGAAGGCATGCCGTCCACCTTTTTTCCTGACTGGCTATCTACAAAAGACCAAGGGTCGTTCTCTGTTAAAATATATTCATGATTTATGGTAAGCTCGTCTCCTTTTTTAATATGTTTTCTAGCAAAACATATTCCTAAATAATACAACATGGAGGGGTCAAATGAGTGATTTATATAACCGTCCTCTCTCACTTCGTAACCATAAACAAACAAGTCGTCCAGCCAACGACAACAGGTCATTTGAAAAACGCGATCGTGTGCTTTTAAAATACGGTTTTCAAGATACTCTTCTAAATTTTTTGTCCCATGATCAACGTCTGGGCACCACAAAGCTATCACACTACCCTTCGGTATGTCTTCTCCAGCAAACAACCCATACCCTTCAATATCAGACTTTTTGATGTCTGTTTTGAATCTCATCATTTATTTTCTTTCTCATCATTTCTATGTGCGGCTCCCAATCTTTTTGAGATCCTGTTAAGTAGTCACCAAACTCAATACCTTGTACCCAAATTCTATTCCCAGTAGTTTCAAAACAATACACAGGTTCGATTCTATCTGTAATAACCCCGTGTTGACTGTGTTGAACTTCAACCATTTGATTATCTTCTAATACGAGGTGTGTTCCAGAAACATACACTCCTCGGTAATTGTATATCTGTGTAGGTTCAAATTCTAATTTAGCGATCACTCGGCCGCCTTTCGTTTCATCGCCAACACGGACGTTTGTAATTTCTGTTGATGAGCCGTCTGCCATGTCAATTGGTGTGCCTTCAATAAAGCATCCACCTCCACCGCCGCCGCCGTGACCTTTATTGTGAACAAGATAGCCATCAGCATAATAGGTTCTGTCTCCATTTAATATAAAATTATAAACTGTGTCTTCAGCGTTGCCATCATGAGCTTCAATGCTGTCTACTTTAATTTTATCCTTCCCAGTGATAATCACATCGCCCACACTTAATTTTTCAACAGGCATGTCTGTTTCTTTTGCTGTCTCCTCTGGATCAATGGCCTTCCAACCATCAGGAGTTTTAAACGGATGTTCGGATGTAACGAAAGGATCACCGTTGTTAATTGAATAAAGTTTACGATCACCAAGTTTTGGTTTGTCATAATCAGTGACCATATTTACACCGTTTTCTCCTTGTAGTTTATCCCCTATTGATACTTTTTCTATTTTTTTCAACGTGCCATCTTCCATAGTCACAAGTGTGCCAGCAACAAAACAACTGCCGCCGCGTTGTGGTCGAGGAATGTATCTTATAATTTCTTTTGGTTTAGCGGCTTTTGCCGCTGCAAGTTCTTCTCTTAATTTTGCAATAGCGTCTGCTTGTTCTTTAGCTTTCGCCGCTGCGTCTGCTGCGGCAGTGGATGCGGCAGTGGCCGCTGCCTCTCTTTGCTTTTGTGCCTCAGCCATGGCAAGAGTTTTTGCATCAATTTGTCCTTGAAAAGTAGATGACAGATTTTTCTTTTGTGCTGCAAGTCTGTCGTCAAGCTGTTGTTGAGTTAGTGTTCCTGTGTCTTTACCAAAAATATCTTGTAGCATTGGAAACGCTGATGCGCCTGTAAATTGTAGTGCATCTAAATTTCTTCTGCCAAAATCAGCCGAGGGCCCATAACCATAATTATATGGATTAGCTAAATTCATTGGGCTGCCTGCTTGTTGAGTCATGGCTTTAAGATCAGGTCTTGGTGGCAATAAACTTTGTAAACCAAGCGCGTCTAAATCTGGAGTGGCACTTGGTGTCTGTCCTGCTTGTAAAGATTGCAACCCAAGAATAGATGCAACAGTCGGCAGACCTCCTGTTTGTAATCCTACACGGCCACCATCTGCCATTTCAATACCAAACTCTTTAAATAAATCTGATCGTATTTGTGTGGCTAAATCATCATCGCCCATTTCTAAGGCGTCACGTAATTGTTGTATGAGTTGCGAGGCTCTGTTATCAGACATGTTCATTTTGATTTTTTCGCCCCTTTGATTTTACCTTTATTTATCGACGCGTAAAAAACTGTTGCGCCTTTTTTCTTTCCGTACTGTTTTGCCATAGCTCTTTTAATCTTTGTGCCTTTTTTTGTCAGGGGCATCGTATCCTCCTAGTTCTCTCCAAAATTCATCAAGGGCATTGTGCTCACAGATACGACACTCACAGTCGTTTGTGCGACAAGAGCCACCGTTGCTGCAATGACAATGATGATTGCAGTTACTGCAAGTTTTACTTAATTGGGGCACTTTTGCAAGTGTTAATTAGCGGATCCTGCCGCCACGTCTCTTTCTTTCTATTGGTTTAGGTCTTCCAGCGACACCTGCTGCAGCGGCAGCAGCGCCTCCGCCATACAACACGCCTGTCCCTAATTTACTAGGTTTTACGTCTCCCATAGTGTCTAGAACAAAAGGCGGGTTTTTCTTTTTAACCTTTTTCTTTTTTTTCTTTTTTATAATCTTTTTTTTCTTTGGTGGAGGTTTCGGCTTAGACTTTGGTTTTGGTTTTTTCTTTCCCCCTAATTTAATATATTTTACTACCATTATTTACCTCGTTTCTTTTTTCTTGGTTTTCTTATAATAGGCATTCCACGTTCGTCAGTGAGTATTTTACCCTCTTTTGTTCGAACAGGTTTTAACCCCGCTCTGTACATTTCCCTATATGCTAGACCACGAGCTGGGTCAGATACACCTCTTTTTCTAGTTGGAGACCTTACATCACGAACTGTTCCTTGTACAGCTTCTGTCTTTACTTTTCCCTTGCCTTTTAATTTAGGGTCTTTTGTAGTCTGTCTTATTCTTCTGGTGGCAGGAGCACCAGGAGCTGTTTTTGGTCTTCGACCACGAAGTTCTATTCGTGCTTTAGTTTTTCTTGGCTTTGGTTTGGTCTTCGGCTTAACTTTTGGTTTCGGCTTAGGCTTTGGTTTAGGCTTTGGCTTTTTAATAATTTTATTAATTATTTTTTTCTTAACCATTACCTTTGCGCTTTACGTCTTTTCATTAACTCTTCTCTTGAAAGACGTTTTACTCTTTTGCCTTTTTTATCTTTTAAGAAACCAAAGTTAGTTTTTACAAACAGGTCGTCTAAGTTTTTTAGTTTCTTTTTCTTCTTCGGCCCAGACTGAACAGACTTCGTGCTTTGCGTTGGTTTCTTTTTAGGAGCTGTGCCACCTTTTGGTGATTGTCCCTGACCACTAACTCTAGGGGCTGCACCAACATCTTTGCCTTGTTTTAGTTTTAATCCAGTCAACGTTCCTGTGCCAGCAGCGGCTACACCCAGTGCAACCTTTTGTCCTGTGGTTGGACTAGTTTGTCCACCTTTTCTGCTTTGAGCACCAGCCTGTGTTTTTTTCTTTGGCTTTGGTTTCGGTTTTGGTTTCGGCTTTGGTTTCGGTTTTGGTTTAGGCTTTGGCCCTTTTCCAATATTGAATATTCTTTTAAACATAATGTTCTCCTAATCGAACTTTCTGCGTTGACCAAACATGTGTTGTCTTTTGAGTCTTTTTGCTTTGTCTTTTCCTGTGCCGGCTATTTTGTCTCCAAGAGTTCTTTTCAATCTTTTATTCAAAGACTTGCCTTTTACAATTTGAACTTTTCTACCAGCGGGAGTTTTTTTAGTAGTAACTTTTCCTTTTTTACCAAAACCTTTTGGTCCGCCTCTTTCAGGGCCAGTGTAAAAAATTTCTTCTTTTCTCCCTGTTTTCTTAACTCTAATTCGACTTTGTTTTTTAAATCCACCACCCTTTTTTGGTTCCAAAGGAGCTGAAAAACGAACCTTGCCTTGTTTAGACACTTTCTTTTTAACTTTACGTTTGCTAGTGCCTCTTCTTGTTTGTCCTTGTTTAGTCATAATGTTTCTCCTAATAATAGACCCGTGGTCTTGTGTCAACAGGAGTATCCTCGTAGTCCATCTGTAACTGAATCAACCCTGATTGTCTGAACCTTAACAGAGATTGGGTCACTGTGTCAACATAATCATCGTATTCACCATACGGAAAAGATGCACATTCTTCAATAACTTCTTCTGCGAACCTTCTGTCCTCTGGATAATATACCATTCCTGCTTCAAACATTGGTGCAACTGCGTTGACCCTGGATAGTTTATCGTTGCCCCTTGTTGGTGTGTAATTTGTAATCGGTATACCCGACCTGCGAAGTTCGTCAGATAGGGGCATGCCGCTTGCCTTCGCTTCCACCAACACCATTTCTGGTTCCCAGTAGTTATACTCTTTGAGTGCAATCTCTTTGAGCTCAGGGAACTCCCACCGACCACGTCGTGCATCCAACAGAATAAGCGCTGGCCGTTGTCCGTCGGGCGAGAACACTCCCCATGTTGTGATTGCAGAATAGTCCGCTGTTTCTTTTTTACTGAACGCTGTGTCGTAACTTTGAATGACGTAGTGCAAATCAGGAATATCTTTTTCTGCCCACGGTTTCCACCACTCACGTTTGAGGATCGCTCCTTCCTCTGCAGTTGGTTTCTGCATCCACTGTGCGTTCCATTTGCCAACGGCAAGAGATGCTTTCACTGATTCAAGTTCATCAATCTTCCAATACTCTGGCCATGTCGGTTTACCGCTGTCCATGATTGCAGGGAACTCGACCACTTCCCACTGATCTGCTTTCGGTTCTGTTTGTGCTCTGATCAGTTGACCAGTCAGATCAATTGTTGACCAACGTGTCATCACCAACACAATCGCACCACCTGGTTGCAGACGTTGTCGTGGACCAGACGTATACCATTCGTATGCGCTTTCCATTGCAGAATCAGAGAGTGCATCTTGCTCTGAATGCGGGTCATCGATAATTAATAAATCTGCACCCCGCCCGGTGATGGCTCCACCAACACCTGCTGCGAAATACTCTCCCCCCTCACTGGTGTCCCATCTTCCTGCTGCTTTTGAGTCCGCCTGGAGTCCCGTGCTTGGAAAAATATCTTTGTAATCTGCAGAGTCGATGAGTTGTTTTGTTTTACGACCAAACCTCTGCGAGAGCTCTGCCGTGTGCGATGTTTGAATAATTTTTGTTTGTGGATTTTTTCCCATAATGTAGGCAGGGA